AATGTATACAGAAATAGCAAACCAACCATTTCCAGCTTCCCAAAGGATTCTGATGTCTGCCGTATTTGTACCATAGGAATCGGGGAGATAGAAAAAATGACAGATCAGATGTATTTTTCTCTTGACAACGCGAACGAAAAGAGGTATTATTTCGCTATCAACAAAAAGGAATTGGAAGAAAGCACTACTTTGCTATCAAAGATCAAAACGAGAGCGAGGCAGAAAGATAGTAACATAAAAGGAGGATTTGGAATATATCCAACAGAGTATAAGAAGAACTACATTTATATCGTCGAGCAGACGAAGATAATTCAAGGAGAAAATCATGGTTAAAGTTTTTACAGGGACTTTCCAAAAAAAGAATAATGATACAAGAAGTATGACATTTGTTAAGATAGAAGATCTGCCAAAAGATTTCCTAGGTTCAAAGGTCAAGAACGAGAGCTCGGTACGCACCCTTCCAGAAGGTTTGGAGTTGGTGTGGGATATCGAGAGTGCTGGATTTCGCACCTTCAATTGGCAATCTGCCGTAGGCGATGTCAAGGTGGAAATCCTCAAGGGAAAAGAAAAAGACGATTTCGAAACAAAACACTTGACAGAGCAAAAATGATCTGCTATAATAAGCAAATCAACAACGAAAAGGAGTCATAATATGGCTATTGATATGAAGAAAATGAAAGCGAAGTATAGTAACCTCAAGAACCGTGCTGGTTCTGGTTCGAGTGGGTTTTGGAAACCCTCGGAGGGATCACAAACATTGCGTATTGTTCCCACCGAGGATGGAGATCCATTCAAGAGTTACTCTTTCCATTATGGAGTAGGAAAGGAGAACGGATTTTTATGCCCAAATAAGAATTTTGGGGATGATTGTCCTGTATGCAGTTTCGTTCGCGGACTGTATCAGGAAGGTGATGAAGAAAGTAAGGCAATGGCACGCCAACTAGGTGCCAAGTCTCGGTTCTTTTCTCCGGTGCTGGTTCGCGGAGAAGAGGATGTGGGAGTCCGAGTTTGGGGATTTTCCAAGACGGTGTATGAAACCTTATTGAATCTGGTTTTGAATCCTGATTATGGCGACATAACGGATACTGAGACTGGTATTGATTTGGACATTCACTATGCGAAGCCACCAGGAGGTCAATTTCCTGTGACCACGGTGACACCCAAGCGCCGCTCTAGTGCCCTTTGTACTGATAAACTTACCGAGGAACAGTGCAAAGAGGTATTAAGTAATGTGCCAGATTTCGACTCCCTCTTCGAGAGGAAGACGACATCCAATGTCCAAGGATTTTTGGATGAGCATCTGGCTTCCGATAACCCTGAAGGTTTCTCTAGTGAAACAGAGAAGTATTCGGGTGCCGGACGAGTTGATAGCGCCCTAGATGAATTGATGGGCGGGTAATCATCATCAACCCACGGGGAGGCACAGGGTTATCAGGTGCCTCATTTTACTTTCGGAGCAGAATATGAAAAACAAGAAGAGTGGAAAACTCAGTATCGCCGACATGCGTTCGCTGATAAACAAAAAAGCAGGAATGGTTGTCGCACACGACTTGTCATCCGAGAACCCAACAGAGGTTACTGATTGGATTCCCACCGGATCAACCTGGTTGAATGCCATCATATGCCGAGGCAAAATGGCAGGGATCCCCGTTGGGAAACTGACAGAGATTGCCGGAATGGAAGCGAGCGGCAAGAGTTACATGGCAGCCCAGACGGCAGCGAATGCCCAGAAGAAAGGTATTGATGTTGTCTACTTTGATTCTGAATCCGCAATTGATCCAGGTTTCCTCGCTCGCAGTGGCGTTGATATTAACAACATCTTGTACCTACAAGCGATGTCGGTAGAGTTCGTCCTAGAGACTATTGAAGATTTGCTCAAATCAAATGAAAACAAAATGCTGTTCGTGTGGGATTCACTGGCACTCACTCCCGCAGTTAGCGATGTAGAGGGAACATTTAATCCAAACGAGTCCGTCGCCGTCAAGGCGAGAGTGTTGGCAAAGGGAATGTCCAAGTTGATAGTTGCCCTAGCAAACTCTCAATCAACGCTCTTGGTGTTAAACCAACTGAAGACGAACCTCCAGGTTCAAAATCCAAAATACGCAACCGATAGTGAAAAGTATGTATGTCCAGGCGGGAAGTCTATGACATACGCATATAGCCTTCGCATATGGTTGACGGGAAGGAAGGGCAAGAGCAGCATGATTCTTGACGACAAAGGATATAGAGTTGGGAATGAACTAAAGGCGAGATTAGAAAAATCTAGATTTGGAACCGCCGGCCGCACTTGCAATTTTAAAATTATGTGGGGAGAAGACATTGGTGTGAGAGACGAAGACAGTCTGTTTGAGGCAATCCAGAGTTCCGAACATCTAGGCAGTGCTGGTCCTTGGTGGACTCTCAAATATGAAGACGGCGAAGCACAGAAATTCCAAGCATCTAAATGGGGCGAGTTTATGAAGGAGAAGAAGTTTAACGACAGGGTTATGCAACTCCTAGACGAGGAAGTGGTTCTCAAGTTTGACAAAAGACTGGTGGAGGCGAGTAACTTCTACGAGGAAGAGGAGACTGAAGAAGCGTGAGCACCGATAAGTCCCTCAGAGAAACAATAGATATAGCACTGGATGCGGTAGAGAGGTTGCTTGAAGAGGTTTGTACCCTTCGCGAGTCCCGCGCCAAAATGAAGACGCAGATAGCAGCTCTGCGAAGCAAGATAAAGAGATTGGAAGAGAAGAATGACAAAAAAGAGGATGATGATAATTGACGGGCACAATGCCTTCATCAGACACTACATCGTAAATCCAACAATTTCCGCTAATGGGCAACCCATCGGCGGAATTGTTGGTTTTCTACAAGGACTCCAGAAACTTTCCAGAATGATCAAGCCAGATATGATAACCGTGGTTTGGGATGGTGCCGGCGGCAGCAGAAAGCGAAGAAGCATTGTTAAGGGATACAAAGCAGGAAGGAAACCAGTCAGACTCAATCGATTTATACGGAATCTCCCAGAGAACGAAGAGGCAGAGAACCTTATGTGGCAGCAAGTAAGGATTTTAGAGTATCTCAATGAAACTCCGGTTGTCCAGTTTATGTTTCCCGAAACAGAAGCAGATGACATTATTTCCTATGTCAGCAACTACCATCAGTTTGATGATTGGCATAAGGTTGTTGTTTCTAGCGATAAAGACTTCTTTCAGATCTGCGGTGATTCGACAGTGCTGTATCGCCCCATCCAGGATGAGATAGTGAGCAAGAATGTGATCGTGGAGAAATTTCTTATCCACCCTAACAACTTCGCTCTCGCCAGAGCTCTCGCAGGAGACGCATCAGACAACTTACCGGGTGTGCCGAGAGTTGGCCTTCCAACCGTAGCAAAGAGACTGCCTTTTCTTGTCGAGGAGAAAAGTTATATGGTTTCAGAGTTGAAGGATTATTGCGAGGAAAGAAAAGACGAAAAGGTAAGATTTTATAGGGATGTTCTCGACAACATTGAGTTGATTAAGATAAACTATAAGGTGATGCAGTTATACTCTCCGTCACTATCCATACCGACATCATCAAAGGTAAAGGAGACATTCGGCAGTCACCTGCCTTTGTTTAACAATACTGGTGTCGTGAAGTTGCTGTTCGAGGACGGCTTTCCGCAGGTTAATTTAGACGAACTATATGCCTTGTTTCGAAAAATGATTTTTGAATCTAAAACAAAGTGATTGACACGAGCACAAAAAACGTTTATTATGTATCTGGGAGAAGCATATGGAACAGATGAGAGATGCGACATTTGGATCCTTTGGAAAAGGTTTTCAAGAATCGCTAGCAAAGATAATCTTAGAAGATTCGAAGTTCGCGACACAAATCGGTGAAGTCCTAGACATAAACTTCTTCGAACTAAAATATCTACAAGAGTTTGTAAGAAAGATCTACACATACAAAAAGAAATATAAGAAACATCCAGCAACGAGCACTTATGAGAGCATCCTCAAGAGCGAAGACTCTTCGTCTCAAAGTGAGATAATAAGAAAGCAAGTCAGGGAATTTTATGTCCGCATTAAGACCGGAAACTACGATGCTGTTGATGAAGAATTTGTAAGAGACAAGTCTCTCGACTTTTGCCGGAAACAAACATTACAGGCCGCCATGCTCAAAAGTGTGAAGTTGATGCAGGACTCATCTTTCGATGAGGTGAGCAAGATCATCAACGAAGCATTGAAGCTTGGAATCAACAATGATGTTGGATATGACTTCCTTGAGGACTTCGAGAGAAGGTTCGAGTTGAAGTCTAGGAATCCGGTTACTACTGGGTGGGGCGAGATAGATAGAATCGTTGGAGGCGGTCTGGGGAAGGGAGAGCTAGGTGTTGTGATAGCTCCAACGGGTGTTGGCAAAAGCATGGTGCTCGCCCACCTCGGTGCGGAGGCACTAAAGATAGGAAAGAACGTCGTACACTACACATTAGAACTCCAGGATGTCATTATCGGAAATCGATACGACAGTTGTCTTACGGGAATCCCCATCAATGATCTGTTCTTCAACAAAGAAGAGATCTTCGAAGAAGTAAAGAAACTTCCAGGCAAGCTTTTGATAAAAGAATACCCCACCAAGAGCGCAACAACACAGACTCTGAAAAATCATTTGGAGAAACTTAAGAACCGAGATTTTAGCCCCGATATGATTATTGTTGACTATGGAGATATTTTGAAACCTATTTTCCACTCAAAAGAGAAAAGAGAAAATCTCGAAACTATTTATGAAGAGTTAAGGGCAATTGCACAAGAATTCGAGTGCCCGGTCTGGACCGCCTCTCAAACTAACAGGAGTGGGATAAACGCCGAAGTTATAACAATGGAATCAATAAGCGAAGCATTTTCGAAATGCTTTGT